AGCTATGGATTACAAAGATATGGAAGACGATGGGTTCTGGTATGAGGTCCAAGAAATTTCACAGGCTTTTCTAGAGATATGCCACAAGTACGACATGAGTGATAAAGTTCTGTCGGCCTTTGTTGTAGGCCTTCTGGAGGAGGTTGACGAGGACACAAGCAACATGAAAGCTTTCTTTCATTACAACATCCAGAACGAAACTGAGTTAGAGGTCATAAATCAATTTATGATTGACTCCTATTCTGCTCCTGAGCAAAACCCCAACCAAGACCTCAAAGACTTATTGAACGAATTGGGGATATCATTAAATTAAAATGGACGGACTTATTAGGAAGATCATCATCGGAAGAGATCCGAAGGATGCTATGGCTTACTATGTAGGCATGAGGGCTGGTAACGGTAAGGTGTCCGCTATAGTGATGGACGAAGAACACCTGTACAGGCATCAAAAGAAAAGATACCTCGTATATTTACAGTCAGATGAAGGGCAGGTTCTATGGAAGTCTGTAGACGATATGCCTTGTATCATTGAGTACGACTGCAACTTCTGATGACAATAGACAACCTCACTACGGACGGATCTGAGTTCACTCTCCCCAATGGGAGGAGGTATGTCGGCAGTTATCACATCCATGTAAGTCAGGGGGCTATGGTGGGCGCAAAGCACACCCGCTCTCCTCATGAAAGACTCTTCCCTGTAAACTCACCTGTATCTGAAAGGGTAGCTAGTATTCAGAAACAGCTTCAGGGTCAACAGTCCAATAGAAATAAAATTCAATCAACAAGAGCTACTATCCGCACATCTAGTCCCCCTCCCACATCAGGCGGGTCTAGCGGTGGTGGCGGTTACTAACTAAAATGAAAACACTTGACTTGTTTGTTGTTGAGCTCGAAAAGCAGATCAACGACACCATCTCTACGGACAGCGGTTTAGAGTTGTATATAGACACTAGGTTCGAGGGCAGTGAGTTTAAGAACAGGGTTACGGAAGGCCCTGTGGTGGCCTCTCCTATCAAGCATGATACGGGAGTCGAGGTAGGCGATACTCTTTACTTTCATCACCTTGTGGTTATGAACGAGGGCCAGGTATTGACTGGTCACGAAAAACACTACCTAGTTAGGTATGATCCCAATCACACTATTAACAACCAGGCCATTGCATACAAGAGCGCAAAAAGTGGCCACATATATACCCTTGCTGGGTGGAGCCTACTTGAACCTGTTGAGCAGGAAGAGCTAAAAACAAAATCTGATGTCATCGAAGTTGTCGAACTTAAAGAGAAGCTACCTACAAAAGGTCGTGTCGCTTTTACGGCTCCTTGGGTCGAAGATCTGGGGCTGAAGGTTGGTGACGTAGTTGGATTCAAAGAGAACAGAGACTACCGTATTAAAATTGATGGTAAGGAATATTACCGTACTCGCACTGAGGACCTAATGTATGTAGAAGAATGATTGACAAAGAACACTTGATGGCAGTCCTTGAAGAAGAGGAGTGCCTCACAGCCGACGGCTTTGATGATGCCCTTGTAGGATGTACTTATGGGGCCAACGTGGTCGCTGTGTATGACATCAACAAGATGATTGAGGTTTTGATTCAGGAGGGCCTAGAGTACGACGATGCAGTGGAGTTCCTTGACTACAACGTAGTTGGTGCTCACCTTGGAGAGAAAACACCTATGTACATCAATTTTGTCACAGAAGAAGTTCACAACGATTGAGGCTGCGAAGCGCTTGATGTCGTCGATGGAGGCTGCCATCAACAACATGATAGACGAGGTCAAGAAGCCCGTTGATCCAGAGATCAATGGTAGCGCCCGCAAAGCAGAGCTACAGTCTATCAAGCAAACGGCCACGGACTGCAAAGAGCTACTCGTTGAGCGCCAGCGGTTAGAGCAAATGATTAAAGACCTTAGCAACAATGGATCTATCGAAGAAGCCAAAGACTACTCAGGAGGATTTGCCGAAAGGTATTCCAAGTAATTGGCAAGAAGTGGTTTGGGAAAAAAATAAAACACAACACAAGTTCTGGGAAGAATCCTGGAACGAGGAACACGAAGACTGAGTTGTTGGTTTTTCGTCAGGCGACCCTCTACGTAAATGGGTTTATCAACTGGGGCGTAGTTCAGTTGGTTAGAGCGTCTGTCTTATACACAGGAAGTCGCGGGTTCAAGTCCCGCCGCCCCAACAATTTATTATATTTGTTTTATGAAGCTCAAAAAGCGAGACTATAAGAAAGAGTACGAGAAGTACGGAAAGGGCGGTAAGGCTAAGAAATACCGTGCTTTTTTAAACAAGATCAACCGCCGTAAGGGTACATACGGAAATGGTGACGGTCTCGACGAAGCGCATGTGGGCTCGTCTGACAAAACAACACCTCAGTCTGAATCTAAGAACAGGGCCAACAATAGACCCGTTCGAAGACGGAGCAGATGATCGCATGCGCCCGTAGCTCAGCTGGATAGAGCAACAGCCTTCTAAGCTGTGGGTCATAGGTTCGAATCCTATCGGGCGTACTAAATTAAATTAACATGGCTAAAGGACAAGTAACTACATACGAGAAGAAGAGGGTTCGCCGAAAGGGGGTTCATGCTAAAACCAAGAGCTCAGTGAATAAGGCCTCTAAGAGCTACAAGAAGAAATATGCTGGTCAAGGCAGATAATCATGACGAGGATATTGTCGCAATTTGTCCCAACGGTACGCAAGGTGAAACTGTTTCAGTTGGTGATCTACACATTGCACTTCCCGCTCAGCCTCCGAAGAAGAAAATTTTCGGATATGGCAAGCCAAACAACATGCAGCTGTGGCAAAGGCAATCTATGCCAGAGGAGCTGTCTAGGGTTAAGAGCATGGATGAGTGGGCCGAGACCCCCAGAGAGTTTCGAGAAAAGTTTCGTCCATATATCGAGGAGGAGTTTCGACGTAGGCGTGAAGGCTTTTGGTTCTATAACGACGGTACACCTACGTATATTACGGGTCGGCACTACATGATGCTTCAGTGGACCCGAATGGACATCGGGTATCCAGACTATCTAGAGTTCCAAAAAAATATATTCGTACATTTGGCAGCGTGTGAGGCGGACTCCCGATGTATCGGGCAGCTCTATACAAAGTGCAGACGTAGCGGGTACACGAATATCTGCTCGTCTGTTCTTCTTGACGAAGCCACGCAAGTCAAAGACAAGCTCCTAGGTATACAGTCAAAGACTGGTAAGGACGCCCAGGAGAATATATTCATGAAGAAGGTTGTTCAGATGTTTAGGCATTACCCCTTCTTCTTTAAGCCCATCCAAGACGGAACTACCAACCCTCGTATGGAGCTGGCTTTTCGAGAGCCGTCTAAGAGAATCACGAAGAACAACAAGACTACGCAGACTGGGGAGGCTCTTAATACGGTAATCAACTGGAAGAATACCACCAACAACGCATACGACGGTGAGAAGCTACACCTCTTGTATCTGGATGAGGCTGGTAAGTGGGAGAAGCCCACAGACATTAGAGATGCCTGGAGGATACAGAGAACCTGTTTGATCGTCGGTAGAAGGATAGTGGGGAAAGCTATGGTGGGTAGCACCGTCAACCCTATGGACAAGGGGGGTAAGGAGTACAAAGACCTTTGGAGAGATTCAGATCCTGACGAAAGAAACAAGAACGGTAGAACCAGGAGTGGGTTGTATAGGCTTTTTATACCTGCGTATGAATCCCTAGAGGGGTTTTTTGACAGGCATGGAAGGGCTATACACTCTGATCCAGACGAAGTCGTTCCTGGCATAGACGGGGAGGACATTGTTTTTGGTGCTAAGACGTACCTTAAAAACGAAAGAGACAACTTAAAGAACGATGCCTCAGAGCTTAACGAGGTTGTAAGGCAGTTCCCCTTCACAGAGGATGAAGCCTTTCGCGACAGCATAGACGGTAGTCTATTTAATGTCGGTCATATCTATGAGCAGGTTCAGTACAATGATGAGTTGTTCCCTAATCCTGTGGTAACAGGAAACTTTGTTTGGAAGGGTGGGGTCCAAGACACTGAGGTTGTCTTTAAGCCTGATGCAGCTGGTAGGTTTAGGATAGCCTGGATGCCGCCAGTAGAGATGAGGAATAAAAAGAAGTTTGATAGAAACAAACGTATTGCACCTAATGCAGAGCTGGGGGTAGGCGGGGTTGACTCTTACGACCTTGATGCCACCGTCGATGGACGGGGGTCTAAGGGGGCGCTACACCTGTACAACAAGTTTCACATGGAGCATCCTGCTAACATGTTTGTTGTGGAGTATGCGTCCCGTCCGCCTTTAGCTAAAATCTTCTACGAAGACTGTTTAATGGCTGCTGTGTTTTACGGTTACCCTATCTTAATTGAGAACAACAAGTACGGTATCGCAAGACACTTTGAATCAAGGGGTTACGATGGCTATCTAATGGACAGACCTCGTCATCTAATGAGCGCTAATGCCAAAGTAAATGTTAAGACAAAAGGCATCCCTTCAAACTCACAGGATGTTATACAGGCTCATGCCCATGCTATTGAGGATTACATACACAATCACGTAGGCGTAAATAGAGAGACTGGAGCTTACGGCAACATGTACTTCAACAGAACTCTAGAGGATTGGATAGGGTTTAAGATCAATGACCGTACTAAGTTTGACCTTACAATTAGTTCTGGTCTTTGCCTTCTTGCCGCGCAAAAAGTTAAGGCTAAGAAAAAAGAATCAAGGCTTGACGAGAAGCGCTTTTTCCGCCGATATGAGGTACGGGGATGATTTGCTATATTTGCAGTAAATCAGCTGTAAATGTACAACAACAAGAACTCTAAGTCTGGGTTCCCAGATCCTCTTGCCAGTTCTTTAGAGAAGCAGGATAGGAGTTACGGGCTGCAGTATGCAAAAGCTATTGAGAGCCAGTGGGGTAAAATGACGGACAAGAGTTCTCTGTACGGAAGCAGAAACGAAGTATTCGAAAAGAATAGACGGTACGCTAACGGAACTCAAGATACTACAATATACAAGAAGCTTTTGACTTCTTTGAACCCCAATGGTGGGGAGGGCAGTTTGTTGAACCTGGACTACACGCCAGTTCCCATTCTGCCAAAGTTCGTTCGCATTGTAGTAAACAAGATCCTGTCTCGGAACCCCTACCCCAACCTTGAGGCTGTGGACCCTTTGTCTTCTTCTGAGAAGAATAAAGAAAAGCAAAGGCTTAGGACCCAGGTGGCTGTAAAAAAAGATCTCCAAGATCTAAAACAACAAACTGGTGGACTGGTACTGGATGTAGACCCAGACCAGCTTCCTGACTCACTTGAGGAGGCCGACATCTTCTTGGAAACAAACATCAAGACAGACGCTGAGATTGCCGCTCAAGTTGCTACGAACATGACGCTGTCATGGAACAACTTCAATGACGGGACATACAGGCGCTGCGTTAATGACCTTGCTGCGTTGGGTATGGCCGTTGTCAAAAGAAACAACGATCCTAATTACGGGATAAAGACGGAATACGTTGACCCTAAGATGTTTATCCACGGGTACACAGAGGATCCCTTCTTTGACGACATCGTCTATGCGGGTCACATTAAAGAGGTGACTGTCAGTGAGTTAAAGAGACTTGGCGGAAACGAGTTGTCTGAAGAAGACCTCAAGAAGATTCTTAAGGTGGCCTCTAAGAAGTCTGACAAGTATTCTCCTCGCAACGACTACAGGTCTTTTGACCGTAACACTGACTATAGCGAGTACATCGTCCAGGTTTTAGACTTTGAGTTTATATCCGTGGACTGCATGCACTTTGAGGAAAAAGAAAACCGTCACGGGAATGTCGGCTTCTACTACGAGGGCTTTGAGTTTAAGGAGCGTCAAGGGTCTGTGTATGAGCGTACTCCGCACAAGATGGAGCTGGAGATGCTGTACGGGGGTATGTACATCATGGGGACTAATTACATCCTCAACTATGGCAAGGTCGCTAACGTGCCCAAGAACATTCATGACCTGTCTAAGTGTAGGCTTTCGTATTCCCCCGTTGCCACAAACATGCTGGACAACATGCCTAAGTCCATGGTTGACAGCTGTGTTGGGTTTGCAGACATGCTGCAGATCACCCACCTCAAGCTTCAGCAGGCCATTGCAAAGGCTAAGCCTGACGGACTCATCATTGACATTGAGGGACTTGAGAATGTACAGCTCGGAAAGGGCGGGGAGCTTCAGCCCCTTGAGCTTCACGATATATATGAGCAGACTGGTGTCTTCTACTACAGGAGCAAAAACCCAGAGGGTGGCTTCCAGAACCCTCCAGTCAGAGAGATAGGGAACAGCATCAGGAACATCAATGAGTTGATTGGACTGTACAATCACTATCTAAGACTGATTAGAGATACTACGGGCATCAACGAAGCCATGGATGCTAGCTCACCAAAGGGTGATGCTTTGGTCGGTGTTAGGCAGCAAGCTATTTCAGCAGGCAACAACGCCATTTATGACATCACTAATTCAGCTATGGTTCTGTTTAAGAAGGTGTGCGAAGACATTGTCAAGTGCATACAGATTATACCAGAAGAGTCTGTCCTTATGAAGGTGTATCAAAACGCCATTGGGGACACGAACATGAAAGTCCTTTCTTCTTTCAGCGATCTTCCTATGTACAACTTTGGTGTTCAGGTTCACAAGGAGATGGAGGATGAGCAGAAGCAGTACCTTGAGCAGAATATCCAGGTGGCATTGGCTCAGAAAGAAATTGATCTTGAGGATGCTATTGCTGTCAGGGATCTAAAAGACATCAATCAGGCAGAGCGTCTGTTGGTTGTTAGGAGAAAGAAGAGGATGAA